TAACAATGTCATGCATTATGCGCTGTTTTGGTGCAAACACATACCTAACACCAATCTCTTGACGTGCATTATTATTTTTATCATAGCGCTTAATGACCGTATCGTCAAAGGCCGCTACAAACTGTGTCAAAAGATCTTTAACTTCAAAGTTGTAGGTGTAGTTAACCATTACATATATTTAATGCTTAAACGAATCTTTCGAGGAAGTATTTTGGTAACTTATGTTTAGCTCGTAAGATACTATCTACAATTGTACCATCTAATATGTATGTAATACATGTATCCTGTTTAGATCTAACACCTCTTCCACATGATTGAATCAACGAGCTCAACATTTTATTTTGATACCAATCAAAATCATTCTTCATCATTCGCTCAATTCTAACATCCTTAGTAGGTAGAAAAGGAGCTTTGATAAGTATTTGAAACTTTGCAAGATCCCCCTTCAAGTCAACTCCATATGACATAGACGGTGATACGAGCACCGTTGGATCCAAACTAGACATATGCGTACCTAAAATATCTTCATTCTTTATACCAGGCTCTCGATATAAAAATCTATCTCCATATAACATAGTACCAAGTTTAGCTGTAATGCTATTATTTTGGGAGTGAATAATACCTTTATCATTTTTGTGATGGTTGCATATTTCTGCGACCTGCTTAATAATACGTGGTAGATACTTATCCATCGTATGGTAATTTAACTTATATTTAGGATTACAAACTATAGGAGCTTTCTTAGGATCGAATGTTGATTCTGCTTCTACATATTTATAATCTTCAATTCCTAATGACTTGCAAAAGTTATCTGGATCAATAATTGTAGCTGACATTAGAATTACCTTATCGGCATAATCAAATAATCTATATGCTAACTTATTAACCTTGAGAGGCATAAAAGTGATCCCTGTAGCATCTTTCTCGTAAACATACTCAGACTCTTGCCATGAATCAGTAACTAACCCTACCTTACTTTGCAAGTTCATTATACGTTGCATATTGGTAGTCAGGTCTAAAATAGCCTTCTTATTGTTAGTTTTCTTAACAGCTAGAATATCTTTAATTTCATCTATCTTATCAGTAAGATCTATCTGTAGTTCGGTCAACCATTTAACAGCTGACATACGCTTAGTTAACGGTCTAATATCAACATCCATTCTTGCAAGAAACTTATAGTCAACCTTACAGGTAAATTCTTTAACTAACTGATCTTCTAACTCCGAAGCTTCATCGCAAATTAAAAACTGCCGCTTCTTAAGATGGTTAGGTAACGCAAAAAACATATTGTAGTTTAATGTATTAAACTGTGATACTAATGCTCTATTTCTTGCTTCATAATAAGGACACTTGTTTTTAGCCCAGCAGTCTGCCTTTAAATTAGCAGAATGCAAACACGGCGCTACATCAACAGGGTACCTCTCATCCACTGCACATTGATAGTTAGACTTACCCTTTACAACTTCAGTTTCATCAAATAACTCTTTGTACTGATCTTGTAATGCTTTTGTAATTGTCAATGCGGTGCAACCGAATGCTGGCATTTCATCACATTCATCTTGGTATGTATACCCTGTTTGCGATCTCTTATAAGCAGCGTATGATGTTACTAGCTGCCGAAACTCATCAGGACTTTCTTCCGCGACATTACCTAGCGTTTTTGATATAAAACTCTTACCACTACCCGTAGGTGCATTACATACTACAAATTTACTACCTGATTCAAAGGCCTCATCAATGCTCTTAAGGAGTTTAACTTGTGACGGATTAGGATCGTAATCCTGAGGAAAATGTTGCAATAAATTATTAATCACCTATATCATTATAGTCTACCATACCTATAAATCAACTTCCCGCAACGGCATTATATACAAATTTTCATTGTATATTTTAGATTTCTTTGAAGAATCTAAAAACTTAACCTGTAAATCTAAATCTCCAAAATTAAGCAATTTACTAAGCTTGTAGCAGAAAATAGTTTTCGCCCCTTGTGTAGTTATTTCAAAAGGGTAAGGTATTTCATATATACGAGTCCTTACTTCATCCTCTAGAGTCAATTTAGCGTAATGTTGGTTTATTTGAAAGATTTTCAATTTACCTTTCCTAATAATTTTACGATCAGTACATATAGCAACGTCTTGTAAAAGGTATGGTTTGATATGATCGGAAAAACTTTCAAGGGATACATTCATGAATTCATAAAGTTAAATTTCTGCTCTGGTGACATTGGGTAAATGTTTTCATTAAAATATTCCCAAAACTCATTATCTGGAATTTGTTGAATCAAATCGCAAGAATTCATATTGATAGTTCTATAATCTTGCATTAAAATATCCCAAACTACTAAAACATTTTCTGCTGCTTCGTTAATCTTTTTCGGTCCTCGTGGCGGTGCGTAATTTAAAGTAGTACGCCCGTTAACGGAATTTAAGAGTTCGTACGATTTAGTGCATAGCATACGTCTTGTAGGACCATCACCCGCTCTCGGTCGACGTCGTACAAATCTTATTTCACATACATTTTTAAGTAGTAGTGAATCAAGAGCTACTCTTTGAATTATCATCCTTTACTTTGCAAATACCGAATAATCTATCCTCATTTAGAAAAATACCTTTCTTAATTGTAGAGCCATTTACATCAATATTTGCAACAGTTACACCAAGATTGTTAGGAAAGATAACAATATCACCTGGTTTAGTGTATTCAGCTTTTGGTCCAGCGAGAATAACTTTAGCTTTACGCCACGCTTTAGTTAATGCATTTGTGGGTACGAAAATACCATTGCGTTGAATTTCACCGGTGTCGTTTTCATCAACATATTCAACCAATAGGATATCATCAAAAATCATTGTAAGTTCAAACTCATCCGTAAGACCAACATCACCTTCACTATTGGGTGAAAGATCGATAAGATGCTTTTGAGGTGCAAGAGTGTCAATACTTCTTTGTGCCATAACTATATTTACTTTAACTTAAGAATTAATCAAGCATGTTATTATACATCTCTATTTCTCTTACAGACATATTGTTATTTTTTGCGATTATTTTAAGTTGATCAAACTCTTCTTGCTTATCTTTATCCTTTTTTACTTTCTTAATATAACTAATACGCTTAAACTTAAGACGTGGAATTAAATTATAGTAAAGCTTATAGGTTTTTTGTTTATCTGTATCAAAAATACCACAGTATTTGTTAAGCGTCTCATTTACAAACCCAACAGTATCTTTACTATACATTGTAAGCCAGCGATTAAACAAAAAAGGTACAAATGCTTGTTCACCTTCTGAATCTAAAGGTTCTGGCTGCTTACTCTTATTAGAGTAAAAAAGTTTATTTTGTAGCTGGAAGAAGTTCATTAATATATTTAGCGACTGATTTTGCAGTAAACCTGTTATTATAAGTCTGTTGCTGTCGGTCCTGAATTAATTGTAACATATCTAAATCGGAAAGCAAATCCATAATAGTATTACCTACGTTTACCTCCCAGTCATCCACCTGACAAATAGCAGCTTTTTTATAAATTTTGGTATCTGGTAGTTTAGGTGATACAACAATAGCACCACTTCTCATAGCTTCATAATGCCTAAATGTTTCTACACTTACATTACCAGCTGGACAAACTACAACTTTAGATTCATGTAGTTTTTTTGAATATGTATCAGCATCTAATCCCATATTGAATCCTCTAGATATATTAAAATCTATTTTAGGTCTGTCGTTATACGACATAGTTTGAAAAAAATCAATTACCGGTCGCATATATCGTTGCCTGTTTTTCGATGCCATATGACCTGCAAAAAATACATCAATTGGTCTATCTTTTATTGGTCGATTAACAAGTTTTTTATGCTTCTTGTTATAGCCAAGTGGAAACGAATGAACACTACTACATTCTTGGCTTGGTTGTAAATATGCCTTAAATGTAGTAGCGTTATCTTTCCATTCCTGAGGAACATTATCAGTCATAAACTCATCTGATAGACCGATAATAACGTTTCTCTTATTTTTATTAAGTACTACTTTATCACGAAAGTCCCATTCCTGGGTCATACTTACAACGTGAAGTTGCGTATCATTTTCAAAGTTAAGCTCCTTAATAACACCTTGAATGTAATACCATT